GTGACTGAAATTAAAGATAAAGTAATTACTAAAGATGCATTTGCATTACCTTACACAATTATTAAAGCAAAAAATCAACCAACAAAAGGCGCTATTGTCTACATCCACGGTGGTGGATTAATGTTCGGTAAAGCTAACGATTTATCCCCACAGTATATCGATATCCTTACGGAACATTACGATTTAATTCAACTAAGTTATCGTTTATTACCAGAAGTAAGTCTCGATTGCATTATTGAGGATGTCTACGCATCATTCGATGCGATTCAATCACAATATTCTAATTGCCCTATTTTTACCTTTGGCAGATCATCAGGTGCATATTTAAGTCTATTAATTGCACGAGACAGAGATATTGATGGTGTTATTGATTTTTATGGTTATAGTCGCATCAACACTGAACCTTTTAAAACAACTAATAGTTATTACGCAAAAATAGCTCAAAGCGTAAACGAAACAATGATTGCACAACTCACTTCACCAACACCGGTTGTTCAAGATCAAATCGCACAACGTTTTTTAATCTACGTTTATGCACGTGGCACAGGTAAATGGATAAATATGATTAACATTGCTGATTATACTGATTCAAAATATAATATTGCACCATATGAACTTAAAACACTTCCCCCGGTGTTCATTACGCATTGTAATGGCGATTATGATGTTCCCGTTGAGGAAAGCGAACATATCATGAATCATGTTCCACATTCAACATTTGAACGCGTGAATAAAAACGAGCATGATTTTGATCGTAGACCTAATGACGAAGCAATCACTATTTATCGTAAAGTTGTTGATTTCTTAAACGCTATAACAATGATGTAATATATCATTATTTTAAAAAACTCAATTTATCATCATGATAAACAGTTATTCGATCAACCATATTATTCATACAATTTATTAAGCTCATAAACAGATACGCCTGTCCCTTTAGTTTTCTCTAATGAGACAGGCGCTTTATTTCACTTTACTATTTTTAAATTCAACACTGTGATGCTACTTATATCTGCTGTGCCATGTTAGTAGCACGAAATACATAGCATATTAAATTACGAATATGAATTTAACTTGCTTTCAATTGTGTTCCTTTACTTTCAGTCGCTTCAACACGCAACAAGTCATTTATAATACCTGTATAGAAGTTGGCGAGTTCTGCACCTTTACGCTTGAAATCTAGGAAATCTACACCGATAAAATCGACATGATCCCATCCTTGTATGATGGTAAACCGGTCATTCTCTAACGTACACGAGCGTCCAAAAACACTGTTGTATCAAGGTTTTTGTCATTTTTAACCTTTTAGATTTTCCACAAGCGTTTGCCCTTTTTCAAATAATCTGCCCTTTTTTTGCCCCAAAAAAAACACAAAAAAATAACCACACTCCTAAATTAATAGGTGGTGTGGTTTTGTTGATTGTAAAGGAATAAAAATAACCGCATCAATAAAGATACGGTTAAACAATACACTTTTAATTTAATTTCATTATTTGATTCGTAAAATAGCCATACATAAGTTATTTTGCGTCCTGTAATCAGTCAGTTCTCGAAAACCAAACCTCTTATACAAGTCTCTTAATTTATCTACATCTTCATATTCCAAATATGCAAACGAACCACCGGTTAGCTCTTGTGCTTCTAGAATAGTCTGATAAGCTAATTCTAATAATTTGTATCCTGTTATCTCTTTTGTCTTCAAAGCATCTTCCTTAAAGTTTTTACCTATTTGCCCTATTAAATAACAAGTTAGTTCGATATCCCCAGTCATTTTATCTTTTTTTGAAGCTTTATGCTTTAATTGACCCTTGATTTTACTTGAATATTTATCCAACTGTCTTTTTGTAAATCTCAGTGAATTTATACCTATTGCATAATAACCAACTAAAACTTTTGCACCTTTATAACTACTATATACTAAATGTGTTTTAGAAAAATCATTTTTATCATAGTAAATCGCTTTGTTTTTGAGAAAATCTTCTACTTCATGAGCTTCATTCTTACCAGAAAAATCTTTAGATTCAAATTGATCTAGTAATAATTGAACCTCTTTTTCTGTAAAATTCCTCAATAATGTCGATAACGAAACAACTTCTAAACTCATTTAACCTTTACTTTACTCATAAAATTTTGTAATTCTTCTGTTGTTTTTAAACGTTGAGCAAAAACATTAGGTCTATTGACTTGGGCATCTTCACTTTTATTCATGGCATTCACTAATTTTTCAGCTGCTTTGTTATTAAATTTATAATCTGTAGTAAAACTTTTTGTAGCCATACTACTCACTTCCTCGTTTTCATCATTTGTCTATCGGGTATACCTTGTACACCTTGTCTACCTGTTTAAAATGTATCATGAAAGTATATTTTCGACAATAGATTCGATAAAATTCTTTAGTATCTCTGATTTTACTCTTAAATTAATTTTTTCCTAATAACATAAAAAAACAACCACCCAGTAACTAGTATGAGTGGTGTAGCGACTGTAACAACTCTATGTTATCAAGATATATGTATCGAGTGATGACAAGGAAGATGTCTCCTGTGAGACCAACAGCCAGATATATGGCCTCTGCCGGGCTATATAGTTCACTCCTACTATATACGCATGTAATTATAACATAAAAAAATAGGCAAGTACCGAAGTACCTGCCTGTTATGCACATTTAAATCTTGAGAGTAATGTTATCTAAAGAATAATGTTATTATATCACAATACAACATTTAAGCAAACATTATATTAAAACACTTCTTTCACAATCAATCTCTCATGCCATATCCACTCATTATGATTGTTCCAATAAATGCGACACCAACCATCTATAATTTCAAACACATATATTAATGTTCCAGGCGCGTATATAGCCTGTCCAACATCGAATCTATAGTTAGTACGATTATCACCGTATCTAGTGGCTGAAGTAGCACCTAAGCCGTCGATTTTCGCATTAAAATAAGCACCTTTTGACCATTTAAGGTTATAAGGTGCTTTACTTCCAACTGTTATTTTACTTGCAGATTTACCGACTGCTTTTTGAGCAGGTGGTTTAACTTTATTTGTGATCTTATTCATTAAGCCCTCACTTTTATACTTAGGTCTAATAAAGTGAGTACAGCCGTAATAATTATCCCAACGTAACTTTGCAGGCGTATTTGCGTTACCGTCATAGTTCTGTTCCAAAATTAAAAATTGATTTGTATTACCACCATTAAACACTAAACCAATATGACCGTATTGTTTATATATTCCTTTGGTAAATACAGCCACATCACCTATTTGTGGAACAAACGATGGTGTGTTTTCATATACTGTTGCCATGTTTTTAAAATCGTTATTGATTGCATCTTTTGCATTTCCCCACATTCTAATTTCTAACAACCAATAAATGTAATCAACTGCTAAATCTGCACATTGGTAACCATACCAACCGTCAAAATCAATATATCTACCTTGATACCAACGTAACCTTGCTCTTGCTTCACTGTATGTTTTCATTATTTTACCTCCTAGTATTTTCTTCTTGGTTCTTCATATTCTAAAGCTTGGTGGCTATCACCTATACCTTTAGTAGTCGGGTCTTGAATCACACCAGTTAATACTAAAAATCCTAATATAGCGTTTAAACCGTCTGTTAATTGCTCTGTATAAACTTGAATATCATACCCAATAGCTTTGGCGATGTTTTGAGCAAATAAAAAGATAGCTGACAATATCGCTACCCAAAATGATTTTTGTTTCATTCTAATTTTCCAATTAATCATATTCTTATCTCCTTTTATCCAAAATAAAAAGACGACTAATAAGCCGTCTATTTGATATTTATATTATGGTGTGTTAATTTATATATAGAAAAAGGGCAACATGCGCAAACATGTTACCCTAATGAGCCCGTTAAAAAGACGGTGACTATTTTAGATTAAAGATTAAATTAATAACCATTTAACCATCGAAACCAGCCAAAGTTAGCGATGGTTATTTTTTATTGCTTAATTCAATAAGCTTGATTACTAGACCTATCAATGCAATAAGGAATAAACCAAACTGCAACATGGTACTAATTGTAATCATTAGGCGTCTCCTTTCTAAAGATTTCAGTAATGCCACCATAGGCACCACCTCCTTATACTCAGATAGCCACCATCTATCCAACTTGCTCACTTCTGCATATTACCATAATTACAACAATAAATAAAAAGTCAGTGCCGAAGCACTGACTCTTAACTATTACTTACACTTACTAAACCAGAAACACGACCAAAAGCTATATCCTAAAATTCCCTTAAGCATGGTGATCACCTCCTTTAAATGCCAAAAATAGTTTTTAACAAGGCTATAACAAATGTACTTAGAATCGTCCCTATTAATCCTAGAATCCACATCTTGATGTCTCTAATATTTTTAGCATTTTTCTCTTTATTTTTTTCATCTTCTTCTTTGTCACGCCTTAGTTCTTCGAAATTTCTATCTAACTTGTCATAAATTTTTTCTTGCGTTCTCAGACTGTCTTCTATTCTGTCGAATTTTTCAAACATAGTCTTATCATTTTCTTCTAATCGCGTTAAACGCCAATCTTGTTCGTGTCGTTTGGTAAATCCAAACATTACACCACCCACTTTATTCAAATTAAAAAGCCATAAGATTATAACCTATGACTCTAGATTTTCTGGATACTTTTCTCCTGTAATAATTGCATATTCCTCTTTATCTATAACTTCCATATCTACATACCACGCTATATCTTCTTTACTATATTCTTTCAATTGATACCATGTTTTAATATCTTCGAATGTTGGTGAAATTAATTTAAGCATTTTCAGTCTCTCCTTTAACCTCTTCTAATTTTTTATTAAGTGTCACAAGTTGTTTTGCCATTAGTGCATTTTGCTTATTAACTTGCATCGATAACTTTGTACTTTGAACAACTTGTTTCTGCATACTAGCAACCATTTTTCGTAAGATGTCATCAGAAGCGACTGTGTTTTGTTCTTCACTGTCAATCTGTTGATGCAAGTCATCTTTTTCTTCTGAATAATCTTCGTTAAAAACTATTTCCCCATTTGAATATTTAAAGGCTTTAGGCCTAAAAACTTGAGAGAAATTTTCTGGTAAATTTTCAATATCAATACCTTCTTCAAAGCCACCAATGATAGCGTATGAAATTATCTCATTACGCTTGTTAACTAATATTTGCATTATTTTCTCACTCCTATAATTTTGTTGATTGTTCCTCTATTTGCATTGGCACCAGAACCTCTTTGACTTCCTAAATCAAAATAAACATCGTTCGATATCGTTAAAGATGTACGACTAGATTTAGTTAATCCAAACTCATAAACGCCTCCACCGTTACCATCATTATCCGGTAAATTTGATGGGTTCAATGAAATTTTTCCGCCACCAAAGGGGTTGCCAAACTCAGTAAAATCTCCCCCTGGAAAAGTTCCATAAAAAATTAACAAAATAAATTGATCTAAACTTTCATTAAGATATAATGTTGAGCCAACGCCATTTGCCGTCCCATCAAAAATAACTGAATATCTTTTATTAAACTTGTCATCTGTGTATAGTTTGGCGTTGCTTTCAGCCGTATTAGCTTTTGATTGCGCGTTTTGAACAGTTTCAAAAGGCGTATTGTAATCATTAAGGGCTAATTCTGACCAATCAGACCAAGAACCTGCTTCTTTTCTCTTAACAAATACTTTATTTGTACCATTTGGACGATATGTCATACGTTTGTAGTCGGAAGTTACTACTAAATATTCGACAATACCATTAGTGCTTACGCCTCTTGGATAATTTATGGCTTGTGAGACGTAAATAAATTGGGTTGAATCTCCTACTCTTTGTTCTGGATTATTAAAATCAAATCCAGTAATCTGTGTTATTTTACCGTCGTCTTTAGTAATCTTAGATTTTTGCCAATTTGAAGTTGAACCACTTGTGACTAAACCGCCGCTATTCACTGACTGCTTGAAAGCCTCATGTTTCTCATCCATATATCGCTTTTGCTCATCAAATGTTCTTGAATAAGACTGAGCTTTATTTTCCAAATCGGTTATATGGCTATTAGCAAGTTGCTTTAATTCATCTATACTTGAAGATTTTGCTATTTGAATATCTGATAGACCTTTTTCTTTAGCTTTTTCAATCAGACTCGCATAATCTTCACCATTTTTTATAGCCTCGTCCATTGCTTTCGCACGATCCATAATAGTTTTTTCTAATTCCTGAAATTCAACAATATAGTGTAATTTTGTTTCAGATGGAATCATGCTAAACAAACTTTTTTCAACGTTAAATGTGATAGTTCTCTCGACAACTACCACGTCTGAATTACCTAATTCTGCAACCGAAACTTGAGCTTGATAACTTCCATCTCGTTTAATTACATCATTAGGTAATTGAAATTTTAAAATACCTTTAAATGGATCTAATATTTCTAGTGGAGCAACTACCATGACTCCTTTACCTCGAATCGCTATTCGTGCTTTGATATTTTCTTCACTCAATAATAACGGTTGATTATTTTTAGTGATATTAAAAAGAAGAACAGAAGAATCACTCTCTCCTGTTCTAAAAGTTATATCTAGATTTGAAATATTTTCATAATGCGCAGTGTTCTCTAAATTAATATTTACAGATTTCTCTAAATTACTCATTAACTTATAATTCTCCCTTCGTGTAAAGTCCATGGCCCTGAACTTGTTTTACTATCATAGTTTTTCAATAGTATCTCAGCAGATGCTGTAACACTATTACGAACTAGCCTATGAACAAAGCCACCTGTGTTTGAAGCTTCTACATATAAGTTCCAACCAGCTACCCCTTTACGTTCAGTTGGAAAATCTGTAAAACGTTTTGTATCATCCGTAGTTAAATAAAACGACATACCTACTATGTTAATATCTGACATTTTTGTGATGAATGAAGGTACTCTCTCCCATTTACCACTATTTTTAGGCACATAATTCCAGTCCGAAATGTCTCCAGTTCTTCCAGAAAGCACCCTTTCAAAAGTCATCATATTTCTTGCATAACTATTACGCGTCAATATCTGAATCACATCACCGCCAGTTTGTGGTGGCTTAACTTCCAAGAACCAACCTGCATCACGCCATTCTCTTGGTAATGGGAAATCATCGATTTGAACTGTATGATCAGTGTATAAATAGTAAAGACCTGGCTCTGTTAACATCCCAAGATTCTTAAGTTTATCAGGCCTCATTGGTAAAGGTTTAACTCTACCACCTGTGTCACTCATGATAAAAGGAACGCCTCTTGAGTGCAGTATTTCTAAAATGCCTCTTTGCCCAATCATGAAAATACGATGTGTTCTATTTCCATCACCACCGACAGTAACACCTAGCATCAAAGCCTTTTTACCGCTATCTTTGTCATAGTATATTTGCAAACCTTCTGCTTCCGCAAATTCACCAGGAAATGAATCTAGTGTTCCACCATAGTCAGCATTAACCTGATACGCTTCTTCTCCTGTTTCTAAATCGAAAGCCGTTAAATAGTTTCTATTATTTGGATTACTGTCTCCTGTATACCAATACAAGTATTTTTCATCAAAAGTCACACCCTGCATTGGTTGGTTTTCGTTTGTTAGTCTCATAGGGATACTGATTTTATGCAAAACTTTATCAATATTTTTATCAACATCGTCTAAACTTCTTATCTCTATATAATTCATTGAGTTTTCAAGTTCCCACTGACTTCTAGGTCTCTCAATTCTGTATAGAATTTTATTTTCTTTTTCATTTATGACAGGGGTGATGTAGGGTTTTTCTGGGTGCCCTGTAAATACATCTTGCATATCATACTTGCCATAGCTAATTTCCACATTAGGCGTATACTTGAAACGAACCAATGTATTCTCATTATTACCATTTAAGATAAAACTATAAATCCACAACTCATCATCAATATATCTATAACCGTTATGTGTACCATGACCGCCACCTACAATCAATGAGCTGTCTATAAATTGGCCATTAGGTCTTAAACGACTTAGCATATAGCCATTATTTCTAGCTTGTGTCATGTATACTATGCCTGTTCTATTATCAAACCAGAAGGATTGCATCACTGCATTTGTAAGAGGTGCAAGTTCTGTCACAAATAAAAATTCTTGCTTATCAGGTTCAAAACGATACTCGATATCAAGAATTTCTTGTTTGGTTTTATTTAATTCTCTTATAGTTTCTTCTTTATTATTTTGGGTTTTGGTTTCCCAATCGTCTAAATGTTCTTTTAATGTGTCAAAGGTTTCACCGTTTACGTTAACTCGAGCTTGAACAATCTCATTAGCACTGTTATTACGTGGTGCCACAACAAGTGCGTTAATTTGACTTTGTAAAGATTTGTTTACTGCTGCTTGCGATCTACCATTATAATAAATTTGCTCAGCGAAGTGTTGAATTGTTTTAGCTTTCTGATGCAACTTAAACTCTGTTGTCAATCCAAGCGCAAATTGCTCTATTCTTTGCAGGTTTTGAATTTCTTTAGCTCTATAATCTCGACCTGCTAAAGCTCCCAAATCCTTTATTAAATACAAATTTTCCATAATGCACCTTCCTTTCTAATAAAATAGCACTGTACCAAGTTTCCCACTATCGTCAACTGTTATTTTCCACAATTTACCGTTTGGGGATTTCTGTACAATGCTATTTTGAATAATTCCTGCTTCGCCTATTTTTAATTTATCTAATTTATTTTTATCATCTACCGAAATGATACCGTCTTGAGGCAATCCATCAATATCACTACTGCCTGCATAAGGTATCCCATTTATAGCTTTCCAGTGTGTAGCTGGAAAGTACTGTTTATCGTTTTCAAGTAGCGCTTTGATTTTAACTTCTTCTGTTGCCATTATATTAATACACTCCCTATATCCATTGTCTCGAAAGGAGAATTCAAAGTACTAGTGTATAAATGATTTATACGATTTGCTTGATAGTTATATCTATTATCTTGTGCAATAACTCGTCTGTTAAGTGCTTGTTGAATTTGTACCATATCTTTTATTTCATTGCTGAAAGACACTTCATCTATTGCGTTTACAAATGGATGTGACCTATCAAGTTTAACAACCTTTAATTCAGTGTTATATCCCATTAATTCATGAACAAAAAATACGCTATCTCTTGGCTCTATTTTTTCATAACCTATATAATTAACATCTAATTCAGTCTTAGGAGTATCATTTATTTGCTTTTTTGCAAATTCTAACAGCTTATCCTGTGTTTCGATATCTTCATTTGTTTGCGTATTAGCATATCGAATCCCAAACTGCTTTGCACTATCTGCGACGTAGTCGACAATTGCTTTGTATTGATTGCGACCTGAATTATCAGCAATTAAATTTAAGACTGTTGATTTTTCAGTTCCAACATACATACAAGGCTTAGCTTTTTTATTTGAAGATATATCAATTCTATTTTTGGGGTCTTCTCCTAAAAATATCATTTCTAAAACGTGCTTGCCTTTATCAATATTTTTTATTAAATCTATTGTTTCAGACTGAACCGACTTAGCAAAACAAGAAATTTGCTTAATTTGCTTGCCGTCTAAAATCAACTTATATATTCCACCTTGAGAGCCCTTTTTTATTGTAAATCTAACTGTTTCATTACCATACTTGCAATCAAAGTTAATAGTAGCTTTAGACCCAATTGTTTCGGTACGATAAGTACCTTCTTTTATAAAACCATTTGAATATTTAATGTCAGTTGTTCTAATAGGATTATAATTTTTCTTTTCCTCAGCTGTATACTTTTTTCCAAAAACTTTTATAGCTGTTCTTAATTCCAATGTACTGACAGTTGCAGATACAGTATCAGTATTATATTGATATCGAATCACTTTCTCGCTTCTTTGATAAAATGTTTCAGGAGAATAAAAACCAATCTCTGTATCATTTGGGTAAATTATACAGCCAAACAGGTCTACCGCTTCTTTACAGTATTCTAAGCCGTTTTTGTTACCTAATTCGTCAATCGGTACTTTTCGCTTAAAATCTCCAATTATTTTATAGGTCATTTTGACCGAAGTTTTTTGATTTGCAAATCCATATCTTAAGTACTCATCTAAAGAGTATTCTGGCGTTTTACCAGTTTCGCTACTGTCGTCATCAAGCTTATTTGATTCCACTGAGTGATTTTGAAATTCATACATTATGTGATATGCCGTAACTTCAATAAAAACTTTATCACCTTCAACCTTTGGCGCTGTCTGCTTAATTGTATATTTTTCACCATGATAAATTATGAAGTTTTCACAAATCAATAAATCAAAAACAAAACTATTATGAGTAGTTCTATAAACTGTAAAGGTGATGTACCTAGCTTCATTCAGTTCATAATATTCTTTAAAAGAACCATAATCTACATCTAGTAAATTTTCACAAATCAATTCATTAAAATCCATTACTGATAAATGATCATGATAATCCATTAAATCACCTACCTATAAATAAAAGGAAACTTAAATGTAGTTTTAATATCACTGACGTCTCCTTTAATCTTAAATTCATTTTTACCTGGCGCTAATGTTATAATGCCTCTATTTGTATCAATTCCCACTCTATTTATATCTCGATATGCATACACACCATCTAAAACAAAATCAGTGTTTTTATCTATACTTTTGTTGTACTTAAAAATATCACCTGTTGTATAGTTAACCAGTTCAAATCCTCCACTCGCATTTAAATTAATTAATATTTTCAAATCGTGCTTGAATCGTGGATTTATCGTATCAGTAGAACCGTTCCAAATAGTAAATTGATTTGATGTATGAGTATATTTAGGTGTGAAATCAAGAGGAATTCCATTTTCAAACATCCAATTAGAGTCGAATAAGAACTCGCTATCGGTCCAATTAACTGATTCAGAATACCCTTTATAAACATTTAAACTTACTTCAATTTCAGTTGAAGAACCATCTTTTAAATTAGATGTAACATTAGCTGTATTCACTGCATATTTAACACCAGGCATTTGAGAAGTAATAACATAATAAGGATGTCTGCGATTAAACACAGATCTAAACCAATGCTCAAATAAATTTAAATCTATAACATCTATACCATCATAGCCAAACCTTAATACTAATGAAAAAGGCGCAAAACTAATTGCGCCCGGTAAAATACCATCTACTCCGTTAATAGTTACACTGTTATCATTGGTGTTTGGACTTTCAGCCCTTGCATCTAAAAATATAAGCTGATTAAAATCTGTTATTACTTCTTCCTTGTAACCATCTATGATTTTTACAAAAGATTGCATTAATTAGTCAAACCTCCCATATAATTATTTGCATTTGCTCTATGCCCACTTTGTTTTGACAATATTTTTTCTAAACCTCTAATTGCATCATTAGAACCTAAGTTATTATCCTGAGAAGAAACAGTTTGAATCAATGCATCTGTTAATTTATTTCCTTTATCACTTAACATAACAATTTGTTTCAACAATTTTTCAACTGTTGAAGTATCATTATTTACAGTGATGTTATTTGGCTTGCCATCCATACCGATGATGCGCATAACCTGTTCAGTTAATTGAATTGCTCGTTTACGTCTAGTTAAAGGGATAACCATCTCCTGTTTATCTCCTTCACCCACTTCAGCAAGTTGATGCTTTGTAATCAAACCACCATTCGCATATCTTCTTGGACCACTTGGAGACCAACCACCTCTTGGGTTAAACTGTGAGCGCCAATATCTGTTGTTAAAGAACGCTAATAACTGATCGTAACCACTATATATATTGTTGTGACCTCTAACAGCATAATGTCTAAATGTTTGTGGGATATATTGAAGCAATCCTTTTGCTGGATTGCCCTGTAAAACGTTGATGTCTCTAAGCGCACTAGATTGAGTTATACCTGCATTTCCTCCTGATTCGTGTTGAATCAAGCTAATAATATTTCCTACATCACCCGAAGTAACATTAACACCCATTCGTTTTGCTGCACGACGTATATCGCCTGCCCAAGCAGATGCAGCCTTATTAACACCTGAACCACTTCGAACGCCACTACCTTTAAGTGACTTCAACCATTTTTCTGGATCTTTAGCTGTATCATTCCCTGGATGTGACCCTTGCATCAATTGGAAATGTAAGTGTGCTCCTCTAACGAAATTACCTGTAGCACCTGATTTCCCTATCAGTTGACCAGCTTTAATACGTTGGCCTTGTCTTGCTAATTGCTTAGATAAATGCATATACCAGTTCCATTCATTAGCACCAGTCTTAATTTGTATAGAATTACCGCCACCGTAATCAGTCCATACCTTATCTGCTATACCACCTTTAACGGCATAAACGTTTGTTCCAGAAGGCATACCAAAGTCTATACCATAGTGACGACCGCCATTAAAGTTAAGTCCACCTGTGTAGCGTCCAAATCTTTGCCAGATTGGATATTCAAATAGATAGCTTCCATCGCCTCCACCACCGAAATCTTCAAACCACGATTTTACTTTGTCTACTAATTTCTTTTTGAGCAATGAGTATGCGCCTTTAGCTATTTTTACTGTAGCGTTAGCTCCGCCTCCAAAATTAATATTTAAACCTGACATTACTTTATTTACTAGTTTCCCTGGATGTTGTACGTAATCCCACACATCGCCGATTTTATCGCCTAACCAAGATGCACCATCTTTGATTTTATCGCCTGCTGCTTCAACCATTTCTTCTGCACCTTTTTTGATATTATGCGCTGTGTTTTTAGCTGTAGCTCCAAATTCTCCTGCTTTTTTACCTATATTACCTTTAAGTTGGTCTAGCCAATCTTTCTTTTTCGTACCTCCATGAAACTTTGGTAAAACACCCATACGCTGTAACTTCAGAGTGTCATTAGCATTTATTACGCTATCCCCAACTCCTAGTGGAACAACCACATCTCGTCCTTGGGGTGCATGGAATGTTCCGTCAGCCCTGTGAATTACTTCTTGAACTCCACCACCTGGGGCGTTTCCAGAACCTCTATCATTTAATACAGCAAATGTCGGTTGCGTTAATGCTCCCGAATTATCGGTAGCTACACCCTTTCCTGCTAAAGTACCAGTAGACAATGTAGGTATTGGCTTGATGAGATTTTTATCAGTAATGGCTTTAGATATTTTATTAATACCGCCAATCATGCTATTCAAACCGCCAATAGCTTTATTAGCAACATTTTTACCTAAATCAGCCGCAGCTCTTCCCATGTCTTTACCAATATCTCTAATCCAATCATATGTTTTGGATAGCCATTTTCTAAAACCATTAAATACTGATTTAGCGTTAGACCATGCCGAACTTGAAATTGCATCAAAACGATCGTGGGCTCTTGAATACATATCCCCAGTCCAATCTTTTAAAGATTTGTATGAGTTACTAAACCATTTCGATGTTCCTTTCCAAACGGATTTTGCATTCGACCAAGCTGTACTAGAAATATTATCCCATTTCGCGCGAGATTTATTAGCCATATCCGTTAGCCAGCCCTTTGCACTTTTATATGCATTGCTAAACCATTTTGATGTGCCTCTCCAAATAGATTTTGAATGCGCCCAAGCTTTATCTGAAGCATCTGAATACTTTTGCTTAGTTTGATTGTAAATACTTCCTGTTGTCGATTTAACAGATTGCCAAGCTTTTCCAAACCATTTACCAGTACTATTAGCTATAGCCTTAGTGTGGTATCCTACAGAACTTTTGGCTGAGCTCCAACCTGAACTTAATTTGCTTGGAATCCCTTTGATTCCGCTCCACATTTTTTTCATTTCGCCGCCAAAATGATTAGCATTTCTGCCCATTTTACTAAAGGCTTCGCCAGTTTTAGTTTTTACGCCGTCCCAAGCATTTCCAAACCATTTCTTTATGTTTTCTCTGTTTCTACGAGCTGTTTCTTCTTGTTCTTTAGCGTATTTATCGCTTTTTTTCTTTTGGTCTTCTCTAAAGTTAGACCACCAACTTTTAAGGCCATTCCACCACTTTTCAGTGTTTTTATATACACGACCACTGGATAAATCCATCTCTTTATCAATATCTTTATTTTGCTTTTTAACAACGTCTACTACAGCATCTTTTTTAGATTTTGCCTTTCTTACTTCATCCTTATGTCTTTGATCAGCAATAGCTAACAATTTATCTTTTTCAGACTTAGAAAGGTTGACGTTATTTTTTATAGCAATGACATCATCTTCATACTGCTTATCCACTTCTTTTTTTCTTGCTTTTCTTGCTTTTTCTGCTTCTTTAATTGCTTTGCTCGCTTCGTCTATTGAATAAGCATTTCTGTTTCTTTGCATTCTTACTAAAATACGCTCTTGCTCTTTTTCAGTCTTACTCAATTCTTTAACAGTGATATCACGTCTTTGATTTTCAAGCTTTTCAATTTCTTTTCTTTCATTTTCTGAAATCTGACCATCACTCAAAGCTTTTTCTTTCAATTCTTTGATTTTCTGATTGAGTTCTTGCTCTTTTTTAATTCGCAAGTCATTTTTTTCTTTAGTTCGAGTTAAAATGTTTTGCTTTTCTTGTTCATCGAATGCACTATACTTATCAATAAGTTCTTGAGTTTTTTCGAGTTCCTTTTTATTTCTTTTTTCTATTTCAGCTATAAGGTTATTAGATAAATCCGTTTCAATTTTCAAAAGTTTTTTTGCTTTGTCTTCTGAAATCTGACCCGAATTTAAACGTACTTTTTCCATGATTCTGTTGTTTTCTTCAGAATAGTGTACGTATTTTTCTAAAGCTTTTTCTGTTTCTTTTGAAACACCTTTTCCTAGCACTTTTACAGTATCAGATGCCTTCTTAGAAGCTGTGCCCATGGTTTGCATAAATCCTTTAAATTTGTTGACTCCTACTTTCAGAAGGTCATCGTCACTCAAAGATTTATAACCATCTTTCATATCCTTTGAAAACTTTTCTTTGAAGCTTTTGCCTATACCTCCAAGATAGTTTTTAAACTCTCCTAGCTTCCTAACAGCACCGCCAATAATTTTGCCACCAAAAAACTTTATAGTTTCTCCTAAACCGTTAATACCGTTTCTGAACCATTCCACACGATCATATGCGGTTTTAAAAACTTTATAAGCAATTGTAATAGCAGTTATTGTAGCACCTATAGGTCCTGTTAAAAACCTTAAGGCTGCACCAGCAAATCTTGCGCCTCCACTTACTGCAAATAAAGATTTGGCAGCTAATCCTAAACCGTTTTTCAAAAGTTTGAATGGTAAAATCGCTAGCTTGGCAGAATTTTTCAAAACATTTATAGGTTTTAAATTAAACATCATAGCTCCGGCTAACCCTTTAAAGCCTTTTGACGTTTTTCCTGTTGTAGAACCAAGAAATAATGTTTGAAGACCTAAAGATTTCATTGCTTTTGAATTAGTATTTGAAAGGATTGTATTTTCAGCAATACGTCTATTTAATGACGCATATCCTTTAGCAGCACTTCCAACTGTACGTATTAATAACCCTCCAGCAAGAACTGCAGGTCCAATTGCTGCACCAAAAAGTGCTAATCCTACTGAAGCTTTTCTAACCCAACCAGGGAGATGTGTAAATCCATCAACTAATTTTGTTAAACCTTCCGCTCCTGCTCTAATCATAGGCGTTAAATCTTTACCGACTTCGATTGCTAATGATTCAAAAGCGCCACCTAATTGTTCCAGAGCGCCTTTGAGATTATCTTTCATCAAATCTGCTGCTTTTTTACTTTCGCCATTGGAATTCTTTAAGGATTTACTATAGCTATTAATTTTATCTGGTCCCGCTTCAATCAAGGCTAAAAATCCACTTGCTGCTTCAGTACCAACTATTGTAGCCACTGTAGCTAGTTTTTGTTCTCTCGTCATGCCTTTCATATTATCTTGGAACTGTCTAATCAATTCACCCATGCCAACAAATTGACCTTTAGCATCAGACAAATGAATACCTAATTTTTTCATTTCCTTAGCTGTATTTTTACTTGGATTAGCTAGCCTGATAAATGAAGCTCTTAGGGCAGTACCTGCTTGAGAACCCTCTAAACCTGAGTTAGATAAAACTTCAATTGCTGCGGAAGTGTCCTCTATTGAAACTCCTAATGCTTTTGCAGGAGTACCAGCATACTTCAATGCATCTCCCATGTACTGAATATCTGCAGCACTATCATTTGCTGATCTCGCAAGTAAATCAGCAACATGATTTGCATCAGATGCTTTTAAACCGAAAGAGTTAATCGCTGAAGCCAATACAGTTGCAGTTGTAGCCATTTCTGCACCACTTGCTTCTGCTGCACTGATAACACCTGGCATAGCCTCCATTGTTTGTTTGGCATTAAAGCCTAAAGCTGCCAATTCTTCCATACCTTTAGCAACTTCGTTAGCACTTTTACTGGTTTTAGCTCCTAAGTCAACTGCTTGATTAGACATGCTTTTCAAGTCTTTACTGCTTGCTTGCGCAATCGCTCCAACTCGAGACATTTGGCCTTCAAAGTCTGCACTTGTTTTTAATGCTGCACCTAACCCTAAAGTAATTGGTGTAGATACGCCCATCGTCATTGTACGTCCCAGGGAAGTCATTTTGTCTCCAATAGAACTAAATTTCTTTGACATGACATCCGCTTGACTTGCAAGTTTACCGAAATGACTTTGAGCTATCATTTGTTCTTTGTTAAAAGTCTTCATTTCGGATGAAGCTTTATCTATTGAACGCTCCAAATTATTTAAAGCAGCTTTTTCTTTATTAACAGCTGTTTCAGCTTTTGCGACATTAGCGCTATGATTCTTAATAGTATTGTTTAAATCATTAAATTCTTTTTCTGTTTGCTTTAATTTAGTATTAGTTTTAGCGTAAGAACTTTCAATTTTATCATTTGATTTTGAAAGATTGTCATTTTGCACTTTTAGTTTTTGAACTTGATTGCCTTCTTGTTTATATTGTTCAACAAGTGCTTTATGCTTAGCGGACTGCTTCTGTACTGCGTCACTTGCTCTTTTTAGTTGTGCAGTAGTAGCTTGGTTACTATTCTTAAGCTTTTGTTCTGCATCTCTCAACTGTTTAAGTTTTTGATACGCATCTTGTTTACGTTGATTTGTACGTTTATATTGATTTTCAGCTTTTTTAAGTTCTGTATTCGATGATTTTAAGGCTTCTTTAGATTTATCAAGAGCTAATTTTTCTTTTTTATTGGCTTCTACTAACTTTAAATATGCTTTCTCAACATCTTTTACACTGGATTTAGCTTTTTGGTAATTAGCGTTAACTTGTTTAAGCTCATCTTCTACTTGAGAATACATCTTTTTTTGAACTTTAAGCCTATCATTTAACCCCTTAATTCTCGCCTGATATTTTTTCATTGATTTTTCAGACTTATCAAATGCTGACAGATTAGCTTTCATTTCACTATTAACAACACCTAATTGTCGCTTTAAACCTTTCATGCCTTCTTGGACACCTAAATGGTCTAATTTCAGCTCCAAGGTCATGCCTTCTACTTTTTCATTCATATTAACCTCCTTTCTAGCTTCCAAAAAGTTTTCTTAAATCCGTACCTGTAATGACTTTTTGTTCACTTTGTTTTTCTTCAGTCTCTTCTTTATTCTCTTCATTAAGTATTTCTAAAAGTTTTACATACGGTTGTTTTCTGACTTCAGTTAATGTCCACCCATACTGTTCCATACAGAAACGTTGTATTTTCTTAATGTTCGATAAAATGTCTCTTATTGAGATTGTTCTTCTGTCTTTCCCATCTCTTCTGGTTCAGTTTCTGAATCTTCTTCATCTTCACCATTGATTTCTCGAAATATATCTTTCAAGGCTTTTGTATAAGTTTTAGTGCTCATCTTGTTCAGAACATCTTCTTCAGTCAATCCTTCATCTTTAAATAAATCTACTAATAACTGTCGCTCTTTTTGTCTCATTTTTGTTGCGTTAGGTGCTTCTTTTTTATTCTCTTGATTTACTAATTCTAAATACTCATAGCATTTTTCTGCTTCGCCCATTGTTACATCTTCTTTTGTATAGCTCTCTGTTTTTCCTGTTTTACGATCTTTAATTTCAAATTTAATCATTGTATTAGCTCCTTTTATTCAAATAAAAAAGACGCAGATATACTGCGCCTTAAATCCCTATCCGTTTGTTACTGTCACTGAAATTTGTCCTGACTTATCGCTTCCATCAGTAGACATAGCAGTGATTACTGAAGTACCTTCAGCTACACCGTGAATTGCTCCTGTATTTTCATCTACAGTAACAAATTCTGGATGTTCACTTGTATATTTCAATATTTTATTCGTTGCTGTGCTTGGTGCAATGTTTGGCTCAACATTGTCATCGGTATTTACCATAATTGATTTAGTTTCTGGTGTAAATGATACGCCTGAGACTAGAATTGGATTGGTTTTGAATTGAGGTACATCAACTTTACTAGATTCTTTACCATTTTCTTCCCATGCCACTTGGTAAGTACCTTTTGGATAAGTTGTATCCGCTTCTAAATTAGATAAAGTTACTGACACTTTGCCTTCACCTTGTTCAGAAGCTACGACGTCGTCTCCTTTATAAACCTTTAAAGTTTTAGTCATAAATTATTCTCCTTTGATTTATTTTGAAAGCCCCTATTCTGCTGAAACTGTTGCAGATTTTGAATTAACTGCTACTTCAACATTTTGGGGATTAGCTGGGTAACGAACCTGCAGAATCCTCTGAATGATCTTCACTGTCCGTGTATCCAACGAATACTTTTTTGAAGAATTCTGCTTCTCCTTCTTTACCTTCATGATAACCGTATACAATACCTTGTGACGTTCCATCAACATCAACTTTTCTATTCATCCAGTCACCTGTTAATTTTGTAGGTTCTGGGGCTTCTGCTTTTTCACCTCGTGTTTTAAATTCAATTGAATCTAAACTAAAAGTACCTTTAAGTAAGGCTACATATACCGGCTGACCTGTTAAACCATCTTCCGATTCGCCAATTACTGTTACATACGGTGCTCTTGTATTCTCTCCTACCCAAGATGTACCATTTTTATCTTTAGTACGTCCAATAACTGTGTTTAAATCATCACTTGGAATATTGAAAATACTCATGTCAGACTTAACTTCATTAGTACCTTGTTTTTTCATCCATACACGTTTGTTAGATGCAAACATATCTACTAAATCTGGTGCTAAACCTGTGATATTTAGGTCAACTGTACCACCTTTTTCATCTTCCCATGTCATGCGTTTAACTACTTTTGTTGCTTCTGGGTTAAAAACTCCAACGTATAATCTTTTAAAACCTACTTTATAAGAACCTTGTCCTTCTGCCATTGCTTATTTCCTCCTTAAAAATTAAAAAGCACACCTATTCGATGCGCTGATTTTTATAATATATATTTTTGGGTATGCCTTGATATCGTCTCGACATCACATAACGTTTAGTTTCTTCAAAATAAGCATCTAACTGACTAGATGCTTGAATTAAATTTTGTTGATATAACAGGTATCTTATTCGTTTTGTTATATCAATTGTTTTCTGATTATTTGAAGATTCTACATCTATTTGAATTAAGTATTCTTCACTGAGATATTTATCAGACATAAAGTCTGAAGGTAAATCATAAATAGGTGTAATAACAACAAAAGGTTTGGAAGTTTCAGCATTTTCAGTGACTTTATAATAGTATATTCTAGAATTTATATATGTTTGGAGCTCTGCATCAGATAATAAAATTTCTTTTATGGTGTTTAATATATTCATTTATCTGGCCAACTCCTTTTTTATAATTTCTCTATACTTCCGTTCATTAGCAGCTAATGTTTTTGCAATAACTCCAAAACCTCTTGGTGTATATTTTTTTCCATCTCTTGTATAACCATGTTCATTCAAGTGAATAATGTTTTTGCGATTCATAGGGCCTACCCATTCAATTAAAACAGCTCTTTCTTGACTTCCTACTTTTGTATAAGGCTTAGATTTAGTCATTTCTTCTATGCTAGCACCCGTATCTTTAAAACTCTCGAATTCTTTCTTTAAAGCCTTTATAAAAAATTCAGATGCTTCATTTAAAGCTCTATCACTCTTAGCTTGCATTGATTGTTTACCGTATACCGATTCTAATTTCTTCAACACTTCAGGTATCCCTTTAATTTCTACACTCATTTTTCTGATAAAACCACTGTATTATAGCCAATATCTGGTGTATCAATTCTTATTTCTTTAATGTTGAATAATTTATCGGAATATAAGCCTCTGTCAATTTTAACTAAGTGATTTGTTTGTGGTAGATATTCAATTTTAGAAGACCTCATAATTATGGTTAGTCCTGACTTTGATTCAGTCGCTTTTAAAATTTCTCTATCTTTCATAGAAGGATTATATATTTTACAAAAGCAACTATACAATTTCATTTTTTCCTCTTCATCTGGATACGGCCCTTTATTTACATATTGAAAAAAATATGCGCGATCTTTAAATTCATTAAATTCCATTTAAAAATCACCTACCACTTTTTTAATTTCAGAATCATTTTTTGCAATCCTTTTTCATTAAACACCTTGCTTCTAGATTGGTCATTTGAGTATCCACGACTTTCATAATCTCTTGCAATGATATATTTAATCGCTGTACAAAAAAGTGGGTATTCCAAGTCATCTTTGTCATAATCTGGAACCCCACTTAATAGTAATTCAGACTTAGCCGATTGAATGAGACCTTCAATTAAATCATTTTCGAAATTATAGTCAATTCTCAACCACAATTTAATTTCTTCTAAACTCATTTCATCACCCCTATTCGGCTGATATTACAGCTGATTTAGCCTTAGCTGTTACATTAACCTTTTGGGGCTTAGCTGGGTAATGAACCTGTATTTTCTTTTGCTTTTGCAATTCTGAATGCACTGTCTAATGTACGTTGCTGATCATACCATGCAGTTAATACAAACAAATATTCGCCTTTTTTAACATCTTTATCAGTGTCATAAGTTGTTCCATCATAGTTAATTCCAAAATAATTGAAATCTCCCACAATAGGTTTAACTGCTGCATCTGTAAATACTACTGGTTTGCCAAATACTTTTTCTGCTGGTGTGTCAAAGAAATTTGTTGTTCCATTTGAAAGAACACTAATAATTTTGACATAATCCGCATATCGCATATAAATTGTTGCGTTATCACGGTAATCTTCATGTAAATCTGCTAAAGCATTAATAATAGCATCATACATGTCTGCTCCCTCAACTTCTTTAACAGATCCATTATAAAATGACATGTGTTCTAATCCAGATTTAGGACTTACTGCTAAGGCATCTTTACGCTCTTTAGCTGCTAATCCTGATTGTAGTGCGTTTTCAACCCAGTTTACTAAATCTACATCTGATCCATGAATTACAGTATCTGAAATTGCAGCAAATACTTTGAATTTATTAGTAGTGAACTTGACTGTATCACCTTTTAATTTTAATTCTTTTGCTGTTTCTACGTCTGTAATGAAATCATCATCGTCTAAAGTGTATGAAACTCTTGGAATCTCTAAACCTTTAATGTTAGTTAGACGAGCTTTTTCACGTAATTGGTTTTTAGCAAATGGTTCTGAAACAATTTCTTTAGAAAGTGTTTTTGGTAAGAGCTTATCTCCACCTGAATCATTACCTGTTGGTAAAGCGTGTAATAAACGTTGTGCCTCCATTGAAGGTTTTTCAAATTCATTTGGTAAAATCGCGTGACGATAAAACTCTGCCTTAGCTTTAACCAACTTCTCATTATCATTTAAAGATTGATAAGCTTCTCCTGTGTCTTTAACTTTCGCTTTTTCTTTCTCTTCAATGTCTTGTACTTGTCTTTCAACAATGTTAAATCTTTGTTGTAAACCTGCTTTTTCTGTTTCTAGTTGTTTGATGTCTTCCATATCAATATTTGGATCTGTTGCTTTCTGACTCAATTCATCATTTTTATTTTTTAATTGTTGTCCAATCATACCTAAGGATTGTTTTAATTCATATAATGTCGGCATTTCATTTCCTCCTAATAATTCATTGTCATTTTTAAAATTTCGCATTCGCGTTTAATTTTTTCTCTTTTTTCTTTTTCTTCTAGTGACATGCTTTCTTTAGGTGTTTCAACCAATTCAGATGTATCTACATCATCAATTTTAGTGATTTTGTCTACATCTTTCTTTAAATCTTCTGGGACGTTCTCGAAACGCTTATATTGCTCTTTAGAGATACTAGCAGCTATTTCATTAGCTCCTAAAATTTCATCTATCAAGCCGAAAGACAAGGCTTCTTCTGCAGTAAGCCAAGTTTCTGCATCTAACATCTGTTTTAATTGTTCTTGATCTAAGTCTTTTGCTTTATCTAAATAAGCTGAATTACTAACAGCATCTGTTTTTTCAAGTAAATCCGCTGTCTTTCTTAATTCTTCTGCATTACCTACAGTCATAACCCATGAATTATGAATCATTAAAAAACTATTTTTGTGCATAAAAATAGTGTCACCACTCATAGCGATAACACTAGCAATTGATGCCGCTAAGGCATCGACATAGATATTAATTTTTGCAGGATGCATTTTTAGCATATTGTATATTGCATGCCCTTCAAATACACTGCCTCCAGATGAATTTATATGAACATCTATTTCACTGATGTCTCCTAGTTCATCTAGTTTATTTTTGAAATCTGTAGCAGTTACATCACTTTCAAACCATTTATCACTTACAATATCACCATAAATAAATATTTCACCTTTACTTTTTGATTTTCTTTTCATTTGAACTTAGCTTTCATTGACATTTTTATCACCACCTTTCAAAGATTTTCTTAATTCAAGTGGCGTGTCAATTGGGTATAAATCACCGCTTATTAGCGGCTTATCTCCACCTTCAACTGGTGGTAAATCTTCCCACTCTCTAATGTCATTTATAGTGTAGTAACCACTACGAACTGCTTTAAAGTACACTTCTGCTTGTGTTGCACTATCAGCCCTTAAATAAGATTTAACGTTAAATTTAAAATACCTATTTTTTTCTCTGTCTGTTTTAGTAAGTAGTTTCCGATTAAATTCTTCTTCATACTGTTTGACGATTGGCAATAAGGTATGCTGCAAGTAAAATCTGTTTAACTCTTCATTTTTCGCGAAATTTGTATTTGATCTTGCATTTAAGAATACTGAGGGCAATTGAAAAACGTTAGCTACTCTTTCTCTTGTTAAATTCTCGCTTGCCACTATATCTTCAGAGACATATTTTTTAGGTAACGGTTCGATTTCAACACCAGGCTCTTGGAATAATATTCCACCGTTTTCTTCATAGTACTGTTTGAAATCTTCTAACACTTGCTGCCTTTTTTCTTTACCTACATTGGAACCATATTTAAGCATGAAAGAATCAGGTTTTTGCATTTCTGTAAGATTAAAGGTTCTTACTGCATTATCAAAATCAGTTGTATTCTTCAACACATCAATCGGACTAATGCCTTGCACCATATTAGATGCCACGATGTGTTTAAAATGCAACATGTCCATATTATGAACAATCAATTTATTTCCAGTTGCAGCATGAATGGAATAATAAAGTTCACGTGATTGGTTTTCAATTAACATTTCAACAACATCTGGATTTAATAAGAAAAGCTTTGATGGTTGATGATAGATGTCTCGTTCAATTAGCACATATGCATTACCTTTTTCATTTCTGATTGTTTCAATTTGATTAATAAAATCAAAACTGCTCAGAGAATTATTCGGTGACACTGTAAGTAAATCAGATACTTCTGTATTAACTACTTTATAATCTTCATACATTTTCAAGGGCAAACTAGCCATCGAATTAGATAACTTTGTAATAGCTGAAAATATCGTTTCATTAGTTTCAAGCGTATTATTGATTACACCCCAAAAAGATTTATTTTTCCATGGGCTAAAGTCATAAAGCTTAGAAGCTGACTGATCAATCCAATTGTCTATCAATTTTTTCTTTATGCGTGTGACAATATTCTCTTTTGCGATAACATTCACCTCCTTAACGCATTATATCTTTAATACTAATAAATTCTATGTTTCCTTCACCCTTGTCAGAAACAACTTTATTCATAATATCTGTATATGTGTTTAAAAATGCTGCAAAGCCATCTATTTTACGATATCTGCTTTGCTTAGACGGCAACCAGTTTCCGTTTCTGTCTAGTTTCAACTGAACATTATTGATATACCATTTCATTAAAGGATTATTATTAAATATTATTTTCCCATCTAAAAACATTTCTTTTAAATCCTTCAATGCAGGGCTCAAGGTCAAAGCTCCTTGTCTTGTTTCTTCCGTTTCAAACCCGTAATTTTTTAACTCTTGATTTAGTTTGAATGCGTTCGCTCTATCATAAGTAATTTTTTCTACTACATAATGCTCATTCATCTTAATTATCCAATTTAAAACATCTTGGTAGTCAATATAAGGCTTATCTTGCACTGTTAATAAGCCATCTTCTTCCCATTCTCTATAGGGTATTTTTTCGTTAGAATATTCAACTTTGTGCTTAGGAATCCATGAATGCGATAAAACTGCAACTTTACCATTATCTAACGCAAAAGTAGCACACGCGGCTGTAAAGTCCTCTGTTTCTGATAAATCATAACCAATCGTGCATGGTCTGCCTTCCAGCTCTTCTAAAGAAACAATTTCATTATTTTTTTGGAGTGTTGGGTAATCAATAAAACTCATCTCGTCATTATTAGCAAAGATATTAAACCTTTTGGTTATAAAATCTCCACGTTCAGCTGGTGTTCTCTTAGCTTTTTCCCACTCTTCTTTCATCTCATCTAAATTTATAGAGACACCTAAGTTGGGATTTGCTTTTATCCAGTTCGACGAATCATTAATATCATCGTCATCATCCAAAGATGCTAAATAATAAAAAGTTCTTTCGTCTTCTATGATTTGATCTAAGGTGTCTCTTCCCGCTTCTACCATATCAACAAGTGGACCATCTAATTGATACCCTGCTGTCGTAATGTAGATGAGAAGAGGTTGTAACCTTGCAGCTCTTGAGTTTTTTATAACTGAAATCAATTTATAGTCTTTAAATTCATGAATTTCATCAAAAATCCCCATGTGTGTATTCAATCCATCTAACTTATCGCTATCTGATGCTTGGGGCATAATTTTTGATATCGTTGCGTCATAATGGATTTCATCTCTTAATGTTCTGAAATTTTTATCAAGCTTTGGGCTAGCTTTTATCATCGCCTTAGATTCATCGAATAATATTCTAGCTTGTTTCATTACGTTTGCTAAAAGATGGATTTCAGCGCCGTTTTCTCCATCTTGAGAAACAGCATAGTTAGCAACACCAGATATAGTAGTTGTTTTACCATTTTTTCGCCCCATAAATATCAAAGCTTCTTTAAACCTGCGCAGTTTTGTTTCTTTATGAACCCAACCAAACAAACTGCCAATAATAAAATGTTGCCATGGTTGTAATACAAGTTGACGTTTAGATCCTTTGGAAGGTTTACAAAACTTTTCTATGAATCGAATAGGACGGTGCGCTAATTCTTCATCAAATACCCATTTACCTCCATTTTCTAGATATCTAAGGTGTCTCTCACATTCTTTTTTAACATATTTGCTTGTTTTTATTTTCCCTTGAGTGACTTGCTCTGCATACCATGTTGTTAATAGTTTTGGTGAAGGTTCATTTAAAACTTTAATAGTCACCGAATCCACCTTCTTCTTGAACTATCTTTTTTCTTTGTGCTGCAGTTAAACCCATAGACTTGAGTAAGTTATTTAGTGTTTGAACTGTTTTTGTCAGTTCTATGCTTAATGGATTCTTAACAATATTGCTCGCACCAGCCTTGTTTGTATGCTCTATCATCAAATCACTATTTTTAAGTTCATCTCTTAACCGACAATAAAATTCATACGTTTCTATATACAAATTAATTAATATGTCATCAGATTTTTTATAATCCTCTATATATTCTTTCAGCTGTTTTTTTGTTAATTTCATATAAAGACCCCCTTTCATAAAAGTTTATCCGCGTTGCAAGCGAAGGGCCCCCGCCGGTACCCGGCGAAAAAACATTTTAAGCCGATGGGCAGGGGGCTATAAAATTTTATTTAAATAATTTTTTTGTTTAAATTTTTAGAACTCTAATTCTCTTAATATTACTTTTGTCATTATCATTTGCATGAATTTTGTTATGACAGCTATAACAAACTGACATTAGATTATCTAAGTCTAAAGCTTTGTTAAAATCTTCATCAACATAAATAATGTGATGTACAATGTTTGCATCTGTTACAATATCTTCGCGTAAACACATTTGACAAAGATAATTATCTCTATCTAATGCTATCTCTCTTAACTTCTTCCATGCTTTTGAATGATAGAACCAATCGTATTGATATGACTTACGACCATGCTTATAAATGTTATTATGCTTGGTCATCTCTTACACCTCTTTGATTGCATAACAAAAGACACACCGCATAGCGATGTGCCTCGTTTACTTATGTCGTATAACTTTTAGATAACTTTATACATCTTTCCGATACTATCATATTACTACAGATTTGTAGGCCTTTTGCACAATCTTTGCACAATGTTATTTGATACCTGCATGATACGCTACCGCTTTAACAAAGTTCTTTCGTATAGTAGTAACAGTATTACGATGCATATGGCATTCATGTCCTATCTGTTCCATCTTTAACTTCTTTTCTTTATTCCAATACTTGAGCCTTATTACTTTCTTATGATCTTCAGGCAACTTTAAGTATTCACTCTCAACTGCTTCGACCATTTCTTCAAGGTTTCGTAACATCTTATTAGTCAATAATCTAGTTGCCATTAGTTCAGTTGTTCTAACTGGTTCGCCTTTTTGTAATGGTCCATATACAATATTGGAATCTTGTTCCTTCGTTGGATTAAGTATTTCCAACCTCAATCTTTTTATTTCTTTCTTGTTCTCATTTAAATTATATATTTCTGATTCAATATATTTAAATGTTCCTGGCTTGATATCATATATTGTGTTCCCCATGTTAGACCTCCATTACTTATGCTTAGCTATTCTTGCTTTAATAGCTTTCATTAATTCTTCTTGCGTTAGTTCTTTATTTTGTAAAGCTTTATATACTCTTTGATCTATTGTGTTATCGGTCATGATGTGATGAATAATAGTCGTATGATTTTGTCCTTGTCTATATAATCTAGCATTTGCTTGTTGGTATAATTCCAAGGACCATGTAAGTCCAAACCAAACAATAATGTGCCCACCTTGTTGTAAGTTTAATCCATGTCCTGCACTTGCTGGATGTGCTATAAGCAGCTTAATGTCTCCACTGTTCCAACGTTCTTTATAGTTTGAATCCTCTAATGTGGTTGCTTCCTTAAACCTTTGAAGTATTCTTTCTTTATCGTGTTTGAAGTTATAAAACAATAGTATTGGTTGGCCTTGAGACTCCTCTATAATTTCCTCTAACTTATCTAACTTCTTATCATGTATAAGTCTTACATCTTCCTCATCTGTATAAACTGCGCCGTTAGATAGTTTGAAGTAGTTTCTGACTTAATGATGCCCCATTTTGAGCTACAACTGTTCCTTCTTCTTCCGATTCTAAAATATAGTTTTTTTCTAATTCTTCATATACTTTTCTTTCTTTTTCTGATAAGACTACTGTTTGTTTAGTATCAACTCTGTCAGGCATATCCAGATAATCTTTCGCTTTCATGCTTAAACATATATCTTCTATTTGTTTATATATCTTTTCTTCAGATCCGTCTCTTAGCTCCCACTTAAAAATATGTTCGCTAACTTGATGAGTTGGTTTAAAGTACCTTTCTCGATAACGACTGAATGAAGACTCAAGTCTTTCACCTCTGTCTATCAAATAAACTTGAGCCCATAAATCCTGTAAACTATTTGGACTAGGTGTTCCTGTTAATCCTATAAATCTATTAATGAGTGGTAATTTCTTTTTAATAGATTTAAACCTTTGACTCTTAGGACTTTTAAATGTAGACAGTTCATCAATCACAACCATGTCAAATGGCCATTCTTTTTTATATTGATCACATAACCATTTAGTATTTTCTTTATTGGTTACATAGATATCAGCCTCTGTGTTTAATGCATCATTTCTTTCTTTAGGTGTTCCTAAAACTAAAGACACTTTCAGATGATTTAAATGGTTCCACTTATCAACTTCATCAACCCATGTATCTTTAGCAACTTGTTTAGGTGCTATAACTAACATTTTTTTAGTGTCTAACAACTGCAATTCACTAAATGCTGTAAGTGTTGATACTGTTTTCCCTAGACCCATATCTAAAAACAGACCGTATTTCTCATTATCTATCACTTTATCTATTGCATACTTTTGATAGCTATGTGGTTTGAAGTCAATCGCCAAATGTTCCACCTACCATTCTGATAAAAGTATTTACTTGTTCTTTATTCCATAACACATATACTTTATGATCTCTATTTTCAAATTGTCTATGCACATATTTTTGTAAAGGATGCAACTTTCCTTTTTCTTGCTTCATTTCTACAAAATATGTTTTTCCTTCTGGCATAATAATAATTCTATCTGGCACACCTCTTGTTCCAGGTGCAACCCATTTTAAACATAAACCGTTTAGCTTTGTTATCTCTTTCACTAAATATTTTTCTAATGTCGATTCTTTCATATATTCACCTTGTATACAAAATTTATATTTGTGTTCCGATGTTGCATCAATTCTTGCCAAACTTTTAAAAATAGCTGTTAGAGGGTTACCCCTATACCTCTTTACTCCCTAACACTACTTTTTAAACTTTATAGTGAATTTGATGCAACATTGGAAACAAACAGGGTTGGACCTTACAGCGAGAAGGGAAAGAGGTGTTGTATCATTTGTTGCATCAATGTTGCATCACTAAAAATGATGCAACACCTACGATTACTTTTTACACTCACGTGTTGCATCACTCAAAAAATGATGCAACATCTGATACAACACTCTAAAATGTATATTTATTCAATATTTATTATATTAAATCTTCTAAACTTTCATCTCTTACATAAGCTATCTGTACACCATAATCTTTTCCAAATCGAATTTTCCCACTTTTATTACCATCATATACAGACCAATTGTCTAATTGTCTTAAGATGTTTGAAATCTTTCTAATTTCCATAGATCCTCTACTATCTCCCTTATCTTTACCAAAACATTCAACAAACACTTCAAGCGCACAGACCTTATTTCTTTCAACGTAATCTACATTTCCTGTTGGTAACATATCAACATCACCTTGATAAAATCGTCTTCGTTCAAAGATAGTTAAGTCATCCCAATTGCTAGGAATTGGTGTGTTAAGATATTCATCAATAATGCCTGTATATGGAGATTCCTCAGTATGTTTGCTTTGTATTGAACGCATTTCTTCTTCTAGTTCAGGGTTGAGGAATAACTCTTCTCCTTGTTCATAATAATATTTAGCTTCTGCCCAAATTTGGTCGATCTCTTCTTTGGTTAGTTTAGACCAGTTCACTTCAACTCTCTCTGGATTTACAGTCATTGGCCAAAAACGTCTTCCACCAGTTTCATCTCTTAAGAAATCAACTTTATTAGTTGTACCAATGAAAATACATTGCCTTGGAAAATCTTCAATATAATGTCCATAAGCAACACGAAACCGGTCAACTTGTTTAGATATGAAATGCTTAATAGCTTCAACTTCAGCTTTTCTTGTAGCTGCAAGTTCTGCCATTTCCATTAGCCAAACGCCTTGTAAGGCCTCATAGGCTTCTTTACCTGTAACAGAAACTAAACTGTCAGAAAACCATGCACCACCTAATTTTTTTAGCAAAGCAGATTTACCTACACCTTGAGGACCATAAAGTGTAAGCATATAGTCAAATTTACATCCAGGCTCCATTACTCGAGCAATTCCAGCAGTCAATGCTTTTTTGGTAGTTGTTCTATTCACTTCAGTATCTTCAACACCTAAGTATTTGATAAATAACTTTTCAAGACGTTTATGTCCATCCCACGATATTTTATTTAGATAATCCCTTACTGGATGATAAGCATTTTGCATTGCTACGCTTATAATGGCATCTTTTGTTTTACCTGAATGGTGTATGTCATAAATCTTTTCGATATAACTTCTTAAACTGCTATCATCACCGTCTTGCCATTGACGTGTCTTAAAATTAGTATTCCATGGCACTTTCCCTAAGCATTCAATTTGTTTTGTAAATTCATTAAATGCTATTTTTCCTTTTAAATTTGGATCATTACGCAATATAATTTCTATATTTGGGATACTAGCTTTGAAAGTACCTTTCGAAGTAATTTCTAACGTCTCAGACCATGCATCATCGCTATTTACTATTTCATCGAAATCCTGCATTGCATCAGACATTTTGTCGTTAATTAATTGCTTTTTAACAACTTCATCATTTTGCGCTCTTTGCTGCATTGCTTTATAACTAGGTAGTCGATTAACCGGAGTATCTGTTTTAGCGTCTTCATCTTGAGCACCATATAAGTGTATGCGTACTAAATCAAAACTGTTCACAAGCATACCGCTAACGGGATCCGTATTATGATGAGAATAGGCAAACTTGTTATTTTCGTATAACACCAATCCACCTGCAGTTGAACCTTCATGATAGGTATAACGGTTAGTAGAATGTTTTTCGTATAAGTCAGGAATAAAAGTTGATATAGCTTCTTCTATCGTATAGGCTCTACAAAATGCGCCAACAATTCCCGGCTTTTCTTCTGGGTCACCTTGCTTATCTGCTAATCTTTTAGTCTTACTCTCTTCCTTTGAAGACGTTGGCCATTCTAATGTGTCAGTCCAATCAACATATTCATTTAATATTTTATCTGGATCTAACAAAGGTAAATCTTCATAGGTAAAGAAAAATTCTGCATCATTGCTAGTTGAAGGCCAATACATTAACCTATGTGGTTGATAAGTTGTATCATCGAAGTAATCCATGCCAACGATATCTGCCACTTTACGTCCAATAGCTTCATACTCATCTGCATTTACATTCCGTTTTAAAGGAATCACTAAACGCAGTCTTGGACTTATCTCTCTATGCTTATGTGTTGAATATAAACAGTATGCAAAATCATAAAACATAGATAATATGTCGGTCATATCTTGAGCAGCATAATCGATATCAAGTGTTAGCATTGAACGATTCATGACTTGACCAGCACGCCGTTTCCCTTCTTTTAAATATCCGCCGACAAATCCACCAACATCTTTTATATCGGCTTGTTCAGACTTAGACATTTTATTGTACTCAGTTAAATCTTCTTTAGTTCTAACTGTTTGTGCTAGCTTCTGCATAAAGTCAGACCAAGCCATATTGTGATTAGTCCAATGTGTAGATAAACGACTAGCAGCATAAGAATATGAAACATCACGATCATATTTAATTGTTTCTATTTGAGTGACTTTGTCTAACATGTTCGGCTCCTTTCATTATTTTAGATAGAACAGAGAAGCCAACGCCTCTCTTTAGCTTTTAAATCTTTTTCTAATTCGTTCAACTTCATTTTCATAATCTTCTAAACCTTCAACACCATTATTTTTTACTAACTGCTTGAAAAGATAAGCATTCATATACTCCAATGCTTCTATGGTTTTCATCTTATGAGAAATGCTACTTAACAAGATCAATAAAAATATAGATAAAACAATTGAAATGACAATCCACATATTTACAACACCTCCAGTGCTATTGCTAAACACATTAATATAATTAATTCAAAAATGATAATAGCTATTACCATGAAACTTCAGCTCTGATTTTTTCAAAGTCACTTGCTGCCTCTACATCATTATTAGCCGTCATCATAATATATACTTGTTCAGTTACATACTTACCTAGCTCATACATTGCTAATAAGAATAATAGTCTTAATATTTGTTTAACCATCATTTACCTACCTTCTTCACTTCGTATAAGACTGGATATAAATTTAAAAAGTGTATTCTATAACCAATCGTCTTAACTTCTACTTTGTCGCCTACTTTTAACCTAGCTTGTATGTCTGCGCTATCAAACTTCTTTTTGAATAATAAATCAGAATTTTCAATGACTTGTTTGTTGTCTAATACAATATAGAACTTGTCTTCTTTATCTTGTCTCTTGTTATATTTATCTGTAATAGTTCCTTGATGTACTTCTTTGTGTTGGTAACTAGCCACTGTGTATATAGGCGATATGACAACAAGCATCAGTGCGATTACGCCGAATAATCGCAGTATTCCAGCAATAAAGATATCGAACCAATCCATATTTTTAAGTTTTTTAATCATCATTGCCATCTCCAGTATCAATTAAACTAGGCATCATTCTTAACATAGCCCTTAATTCATGTTCATTCATATTAGCCATCATAGGACTGTAAAATTCACTGTCTTTATCATTAATTTCTTTAATGAAATCATCTTCAATCTTAGCTTTTTCTTCAGGTGTTTTATTTTTATATTTTTTGATTATTTCAGTGTACTTTTTCGGGAATTTCATTTTAGGTATGTTAATCATCATCTGCCTCCTCGAATGGTTTCATTGTCTCAATATTAATATCCACCATACCCTCGTTTGGTTCGACTTTTTCAACGTGAAAGATACCAATATTTGATTTGATATCGTTTAAGTTGGTCGCTCCATCAACTGGCGCATTTCGCGCCTCGTACTTCTCTTTCGCTTCTTCTTTACTCTTTGCCTCAACAACTGTATAGCTTTGATTGCTCTTAGCTTTAGTTATGTGTGTATGTTTACGTCCTGTTGAATCTTTGAATGTTGTGACTAAGTATTGTGTCACTTCCCCAAAACCTCCTTGACTCGATCTAAGATGTCTTTACACGTATCCTTTCCCTGCGTCTGCTGTTCCATCTTGTCTTTTGTGGTTCCTTTTCATTTTCTTTTTGTATGCGTCAATGAGTTGGTCGATAGAATATAAGTTGTAAGCAATATCTAGTGGTATAATAACTGCACTTAAAGGTTCTAAACCAACGTTTGATACATCTGACATAAAGTCCCAAACGGATTGAGATTCATTGTAAAGATACCCATCTTTTCTAAGAGTGCTTAATCCATATTCTAATTATTCGTTCGTTACCTCTTGTTGATTTGCAATACTCAATCCAAACGCCAACATGTCAGCTAATTCATCTAACTGTACGTCTAACGGCTTACCTGGTTTCTTCTTCCAGTTCTTAAACGTTTCCAATGTATTAAACCATTCAAAGAATTCAACTACATATGCAATCTTGCTATCTCGTAAGTTTAGCGTCGGTATTCTATCGTCGAACTCCTTTTGTATTTGTAAAAGTTCTTTTAATTGATCTACTGTTAAATTATTCATTTATTTGTTATCTCCTATCGTTTTAATTCCTCAATAAATTTAAGCACTCTATCAATATCAATCTGTTCATTTTCTGACTTGCGTTTATTCAACCAATAATCTAACTCGTACCACCAGTCGTCGTTTAAACACTTTTCTTGTAGCAATGCATCACGTTGGTCGATGATTTCAAGCATTTACTCGTCCCCCTTAATTAGATAAATTGGTTTAGTAATAAAATCTATAATGCTAATAACTGAATCATCAGACAGTTTATAATGTGTATCTCTAATATCTCCGACCAATTGCACAATCTCTAGACTTTCGTTTGTTTCATGGTTATATACTTTATCTCCTACACTAATACTCATTTTCCTGATCCTCCTCATATTTATAGACAACTTGACCCGTCATAATCCCTACTGCTTCATCAAGTTCAATACCTTCTTTAACTGAATGTTGAATAGCATTTGTCATTCCCTCAAGTATTTCATCAAACGCTTGTGCTTTCTTATACACGTCCTCAATCTCTTTTAGTAATCCCTCTGCGTCATTGCCGTTATACGCACTAGCACTGATCACTGATTGTTCTATTTGTTCACGGTTATTCATTTGTGTCTTCCTCATAATATCTGCAGTGCTTTTACCTCCTATATAGAGAGCTCCTATCCTGTTCGCTTTGCTCTCAGGGTGTAGTTCTCTAATTTTAAAACAGTAATGTTCGTATCTTCCAAGCAATTCATTTTTGACTGTGCGCCACATGTTCTCCAGCTCTTCGTTACGTTTTCTTAACTTAGCTATATCCTCGATAAGCTCATCTCGTTGCTTCTTGTACTCATCACGTTCGTCTTTAAAAACTTTTGATTGAGCTCTAAAGTGTCTTATTGCACTTTGCTCATCAGTGATAGAGTCAACATTTTCAGCTCCATGTTTTTTCATGAAATTAATTAATTCTTCTCTTGTTGGTTGTATCATTATATTGCCTCCACTTTTTCAACTTCTATGCTTGCAGTTTCGAACGGGAACTTTTTACGAATCAGTTTTAATACCATATTCGTAGCTTTTTCCTCATTCGTATTTTTCACGAAATAATGTTTTTTTAATTTGTAATCGCATTTAGATGCAAAAAACTTGATACAAAGACTTACTTTATAGGTTTGCATCATTCTACCAACTCCCCATCTTTCCAAATCAACGTCATAGTTAGGTCATCGTTTAAGATATAGAATGCTTTGATAGGGAAACATCTGTCGTCATTTAAACTTTCGTTTATACTAGTATTCCTATTTGATGTAGGACTATATTCTCCTTCTGAGACCTCGAATAATTCAAACAACCTATCAAACTTAGTCTCTTCTGTGATTTCTTCTTCAACTTCGACTTCGAATTCATCATCAAACATTATATGATTGATTACGATAGTTCTGTTTATACCGCTACAAAATTCAACAGAACCTGAGTAACAACTGTTTCTCGAAAAAATTTTTTATCATTTGTTAGCTCAGGATTTTCCCAAGCCCATTTAATTAATTCACATAGCGTCATTGTTTTTTTAGTTTTGATTTTCATTTTTTATACTCCTCTCGAATAGTAAATTTATCGTTAATTGATACGTATCCAGCCACATTACATAAGATGCTATCAACATCAAAAATCACACAACAGTTGCACTCAAGATTATTTGGATAGAATCTTTTATTTCCTGATAACTTGGGGTTATCCCAAGCCCATTGGATAAGTTCAGGTAAATTCACTTCTTTTTCAACTTTGATTTTCATCTTTACGTCTCCCTTAAAATAAAGTTAGTTGCTTTTCTTCTTCCAAAGTTAAATTAGATAACAACCATTCTGGTACTGCTTGTGTTTGTTTAATGTTTGGGTATCTATGCTCTACAAACTTAATATTAAGTTCTTTTTCAATATCTTCTGTATAAGGTAATCTGTTTAAACTACTAAATCCTAAATGGTCGTTTTTATCATTTTGAATAAACCATGCTCCATATGCTTCACGCGTTAATACATCACATTGAACAACAAGACCATTCATACCTCTAATAATCATATTGAATAATAAAAATGGTATGGTTCTATCGCTTAATTCTTCCGCTGTATAAAAGTACATGCTAGGTAGATAATCAAATGGTGAATGTTGCATTCTATCGTTGTTCCATTTTTCAATGACAATCCCACCTGTACCTGCTGCAGGCTCATAATAATCACCTTGTTTATCACTAACTAATTCTACAAGTAGTTTACTTATTGATTTTGGTGTGAAATCTTGTTTGTGCTTTTTACGATCAGCATGTTCGTCTTGGAAATATTCATGAAACCAATCATAATTAACGTCATTTTTGTAAGCTTTCAAAAACTCCATAAACGTTTTGTTTCTTTCTTCTATATCCCCATATAGCATATCCATTATTTTTTGAGGAGCTTGATAACTGTCTTTGATATCTAGAATGTCATTTATCATTGAACTCATCTCATACACCCCCTATTACTTTCAATATGTTGTTCCATTACTTTCATCGTGACCTTACGTCCTGCTACCTTAACCACAAAGCCCTGTAAACCTTTCTTACGCAACTCACTTTGTATCTGTGTTGGTGTCTTGCCTGCTGTGTCATACTTATAACGTTGGTTAATCGTTGATGATAGTTCTAATGTGTTAGTTGCCATCGTTAACCCTCCCACAAATCAAATACTCTATCGACGTAAAACTTCGCTTTTGCTAAATCCTCATGACCATTCTTTAACGGTGCTCTAGATAGATATTTGATTGCATTACCTATCGCGAATGCTAATTGTGGCGGATACTGTGCCATAACTTGTTCAATAAAATCTATAATTTCAATGTCGCCGTATGTGTAATGTGCAGGTTGCTTAACATTGTCTTGTATTTCGTTCATATCTACTTTTCTGTTACTGATTATGCTCATTATGCTTCACTCCATTTCTTGAACATTTGGTTATAAGTGACATCGAACCAGTACGGATCACGTGAATGTTTTTGAGGCGTTCCATCATAAAGCCATGGTCTTAATCTTCTCTTTCTTTCCTCTTCATATTCCGCTCTCACATTTCGTTGGTATCGGTTCAAAATCGCTTTTTTTCTGATTTTTTCTCTCCCTTTTTCTTCATCTTTTATTTGACTCTTCATATATTCAACTTCATCTTTAGATTTTGAGTCCTTTCTTCCACACAATAATTCATCGCCGCGCATTTTATGTTTGTATCTATATCTAAGAAGTTCTGGAGATATATGATATTTTTCTGAAACTTCTCTCAATGTCATTAGTTTTCCTTTAATACGCACTCTTATAACTTTTCTTCTAGCCATCATTCCACCTCTAAATCTAAAACCTTGATATTTATAACGTTATATTTTAATAGTTCACCTGGATTATTAAATAAATAGTCCGCCAAATTTTCTTTTTCTTTATCAATCTGATTGTAATTAACACTTTCGACTTCTGTAGGAATTCTAATGTCAACAGAAGCATTGATATAAGCTTGATGTTGCATGCAATCACACTCCTAATCCTTCATATAAAACGGAGAAGTAAACCCGTCACTATTCAAATTCAATCCTTTTGCCCAATCAACAGGCTTATTCATGATAGTTTCGATTTCCTTAAGTCCATTTGAACCTCTAGGTATTTCTACAATTACTTCATCATGGACATGGCCAACTATTTTAAAACCTGATGCTTCAAGCCTTGCTATAGAAATCGCAAGTAAATCCCTTGCAGTTGCTTGAACAATATTCTCGACTAACTTCCCACCATACGTTTTTAACTTTGACCATTTACGGTTAAGATCTAACCCCATAAATTCAACAACTTGACTACCCCAACTATTTTCACCAACTAAAGCTTTTGGATAAGCTAAAGCTCTTCCACTAGGCAGTTCAATCATTAGAAAACCTTTTTTCATATAAAATCTAAGTCCATGTGTATGATGCGTCTTTCGGGATTTTACAGTATTAATTGCAGCCTCTTGGCAAGCCTTCCAAAAATTAACTATGTTAGGATTTGCGTTACGCCAACTATCAACTAAACCTTGTAATTCATTTTCTTCAATGCCCATTTCCAATGCACCCATTGCTTTTAAAGCTCCAGCGCCACCTTGATAGCCTAAAGCTAATTCGGACACTTTTCCTTTTTGTCTGAGAGGGTCGCCTTTAGTTATGCTTTCTACCGGTACATTAAACATTTGAGAAGCCGATGCTTCATATATCTTTCCGTGTGTGTTGAACACATCTAAACGCCATTGTTCTTTTGCATACCATGCTATGACTCTTGCCTCTATTGCAGAAAAATCACTTACTGCTAGTTCATTACCTTCTTCAGCAGTAAATGTCGTCCTAACTAATTGACTTAATAAGTCTTGAGGATGAACATTGAGTAATAAATCTAAATCGTCAAAACGTTGTTCTTTAATAAGATCTCTTGCTATTTCTAATTCAGTATCTGAAATATAATGCTTTGTTAAATTCTGAAGTTGTACACCTCTACCTGCCCATCTTCCAGTACCGGCACCGTAGAATTGAAACAGACCTCTTACCCGTTCATCACTGCACATCATGTCATGCATTTTGTTGTATTTTTTCACACTGGTTTTAGACATTTGCAATCTAATTTCTAGCATTTTTTTAGCTTTTCCTGTTGCTACTTTTAAGTAATCCTGAACCGTTTTCTTTTGTAAATTAGGTATATCTAATCCTTGTTCATCCTTTAACCAAGCCAATAACTGTGTAGGACTATTAGGATTTTCTAAACCTGTTATATGTTTAGCTTGTTTAAGCAATTCTTCTTTACTCTGCTTATCGAGCACATTAGCTCCTAACATCAATGATTTAGAAAGCTTAATACCTCTGTCGTTTATATGTTGGTCAAAAACCCAATATGCTTGTTCAATTACAGTTACTGGAAAGTCTTTAATTTTATTAGCAATTGTCATTTCTACTTCTACATCTCGAATACAGTAATCTATAAATTGTTGCCATTTTTCAAGATCATGTTCAGGCAAGTTTCTTGTTCTTCCTCCATTAACTTTTGTTGGTTTACAAGGTATAGAGAAATAACGAATTAAATTTTTACCTGCTTTATCTTTTTGGTTTTGTAGTCTTAAAACTTCTCCAACTTTATCAAGCGAAGCAGGTAAGCCAATACGCATTGAATTAACCATTGTGCAAATCCATTCTTCAGGTGGCATCTGTTTATTAAAATATTTAGCAAGACAAGTTCTTTCGAAATTAGCATTGAATGCATACTTTTTTACAGCAGGGTCAAATAGAGCAATTTTAAACGTCTCATAATCAGCGTGGAAAGGCTCAGTATCTACTTTAGTCATGTCAATCGCACTAATCGCTCCACCATCTATTGAATAAGCTATAATTAAGATTTCGAAATCTTCAGCTTCTGTGTATTTATAGACACCACATTTCGAAATATCGTTACTGCTATATGTTTCAATATCTATATTCATAAATTTCAAATTCTTGACACCTCAATTTCTTTAAAATTAAAGTGGGGCTAAAAACCCCACCTATTGACTTATAAGAAATCCTCATCATCAGTGTCTAATTCATCGAAATCATCTTCTGCTGCACTTGCACCGCCAAGAGGTTCGCCTTTTTCTACAAGTTGAATGTTGTTGAGCCCTGCTGCAATTCCTTTATTTCCATTTACGTTATAACCATAGAAATTGATTACAGCTCTGATATAGTCTCCGCTAACAACTGAACCAGGTTCGTTCAAACGAACCATGGCAGGACTAACTACACCTGGTGCATTTTGACTTGTAGCATTAATAAAATACGCATTTTCATAATTCGGATCATCTTCACGATCAATGTCTCCATCACGTAATGGCGTTTTCAAGTTATTAGGTATCTTGCCGTTCCATTTACCTTTAAATGCTTCTTTTGCATTCTCAATTGCTTTTTCGATAATCTCGACCATTTGGGTGTCTTCTTTAGGAATAATAAGTGAAACCGAATATTTTTTTGGTGTGCTTTCATCCATACTGTGCGGTTCAAAAATATGTGCATATGATGCTCTTACTTTTCCTGTAATCACTTTAGTTTCATTTTTTAATTGTGCTTTCATGTTTATATACCGTCCTTTTTAATTTTTATAGTTTGTCAAAATCATCTTCAGCAGATTGCTTTATAGCTGGTCGTTTATCAGACTCGGTAGCAAGTGTTAATTTACCTTGTGGCTTTTCTATAAAGCCTTCTGCAATTTTAGAAAATGCTTTTTTGCCGATTAATTTTTCTAAATTCGTAATGCTAAGTAACTTGGTTTCTGTAATATCTTCAGGTTTATAACCCGCTTCAACTAACTTTTCAAGCGTTGCATTTGTATCAGTTATCATTCTTCGCGAGCGACCTTCTACAAGCTTCCAACCAGGATAGTTTTTATCATTTTCTTTCGCTTGATCTAGTGCATATTTTTCTACTTCATCAGCCCATTTTTTGATGTCAGGCAGTTTATATAAAAGTTCTGCAATCTCTTCATCACTCAACAAATGTGGTGGCTTTTGAGGCACATTTTGCATGTATTCTGCACGTGTTCTACATGAATGCTTTATCTTACAGAATCTACAATGACTACCTGCTTTAAACTCACCTTCACCGTTATAAGCAAGTCTGGCTAATGGTTTAACAAAATCGGTTCCCCATTGAAGTAATCTTGATATTGGTAACTCTTCAGTAGAAAAGTTATCTATTCGTGGTTGTATGATAGTCATGCGAACTGTATGAATGTCATACATTAAACTAAGCAGTTCATATGCGCCCAAGCCATATAATCTAAGTTGAGGATTATCTATAGCTGAAACTTCAATGCCTTTACCGTATTTAAGGTCAATAATTTCAAGTACACCACCTGAAAATATAATGACATCACCAGTACCAAAAGATTCAGGGACGTATTTACCTAAATCCAATTTTGTTTCAAATAAAGCTATTACATCGTCATCTCTACTCAAAGCTTCGTTATATTTTTCTTCTACATTAGCTACGTACTCTTCAACATATTCGCGCAACTCTTCACTGTAATATTGATTTCGCTTATAATTTTGAAAAGCTTTATTAAACTCAAACTGTGTTAGGCCTTCATATTTAAGACTGAAATATAACTCACTTAACTCATGAGCGAATGTACCTTCTTCAGCAAAAACTGAACTTTTATCTGCAATACCTTCACTTGCCTTAATACTCGGTGGACAGTTTAGCCATTGTTTTGCTCCACTTGCACTAAGCTTTGCATGAGCTCTATTTGAGTGATCTAGCTTCATGCATTTATTCTCGCATTCATAAAATCAACAATTTTTTCATAATGCTCTTCTTTGATAGTAGATAGCTTATCCGCACCAAGTTCGTTAAGTTTATTTCTAAATTCTTTCTTATCAGAAGTATCTGCTTTTTTAAGGAACTCTTTTCCTACTGATAAAACATAATCTTTAGTTAAATCAGCAGAAGTTTCCTTAACTTCTTCAACTGATTCCAGTTGAGCTGTTTCATCTTTTGGCATTGGTGCTTCTTTAACTTTCTCTTGTACAATTGATGAATCTACAGTTGATAGTTCAGTATTTAGCACACGTAAATTCTTATTTAATAGTTTTAATTCTTCAAAAATACCTTCTAATATTGCCATTGATTAACTCCTCCTTAAAATTGGTTGGCTAAACGAATCATTAACTTGATGCGTTCTTCTATTTCTCTAGGGTCATCACTTTGTTCGTTTAATCTTGCCAATAACTCGAATTGTTCTTCTAATATCTCTTTCTTACGTTCTACAACAGTTAAATGTAACTGCGGTTCAACAACACGCCAGATACCCCAACTTTCCAATTCAATCTTTCCTTTTTTCTTAAGTCTTGAAAGTGTGGATTTTGCATGTGTTTTAGATATCCCAAAAACTTCAACAACATCATCAGAATTGAAATTGTCATATGTTGCAAAATGTGATAGTATTTTTTGTTGTAAGGTCATATTAATAACTCCTTATATAATTATTTAAGACAATTGCTCATCTTGCACTGTTACTTGCTCCAACAAGTAGCAGTTTCTTTATTCTTCATAAAAGTATTCCTTATAAAATATGAATGTTGCGATACTTGCGAATCCCGCAATTGACCATGCTGTAGTGAAGTATAGAAACGGCATGAGTACAATCGCTAAGACCGTGAAGCACAACACTGCTAATAGGTAGCTTTTATATGTGTCGCTCATTTGATAATCCTCCTAATACCATTTTTTATGCTTTCTGATCAAATACTCTTCTAATTTAGAAATATTAATCAATGTTCCCGTTGCTGAATAATCAATGTATAAATTTTCTACACCTAAATTATCTTCACGGTAATATTTCAACCAGTTGTATACTGTACTTCTACATACTCCAAACAATTGATGGATTTGTGTAGGTGTTGCGTATAACTTTTTCACAAATTTTTCTTCGCCTCGATATGTGTTTTCTGGTGTTGGTGGTACTATGATTTTTGGCATCTCTATCACTCCTTTAGATAAATGTTAAAGTTTGTTATTATTCGCTCTGTATTGAAGTTCTCTATCTAATGCATAGAAAACTTTGTTTATTTCTAAGTAGCTGTAATCACCTTTTTTAATACTTCCTAATATTTCCTTTCTTAGTCGACGTTCATTTTCTGTTAAAGATTCTACTGACGCATGATCTCTTCTGAAAATCCTTGGTATGATTATGTCTAACCCTTCTGATTTTTTGTTCATTTGTTGTTCCACCTTTCGTGTATAATGTTGTTATCAACCTAAGGAGGTGATAAGTATGCATAAGAGATTGCTCACTCAATATTTAGATAAAGAAATCGTTACTTCTTTAGATTTACATTTAATTAATGGTGAAGTTATTAAAGTACAAGAACATATGAAAGATGCTGAAAGCAAAACTCTACACATCATTTATCCAAAAGATAGAGTTGTCAGTTTAGATCATGTTTTGTATTTCGACATTAACGTTAAAGGTGAAAAGAATAACGATAGTCCTTATTCATCTTAAAATCCATAGTGCTTATAGTCATTTGCTATTTGTTGACAGTTATCACTGGCAAGTCCTACCTTGTCAGCTTGGTAACTGTATTGATTATTTACTTCATTTACTAATCGATTCCATTCGTCTCTTGGTATATCTTCAAGAAGTAAGAGAATCATCTTTAATTTTTCTTCGTTCATTTGTTGTTCCTCCTTTTAAGATCTTTGTTTATTTCCATTTGTTACATTACCTAAAAGTTATAAAAAGTTATACGAAGGTCAAAAAATTTAGACCTTTATCTGGTCTACCTCAATATCATATAACTTTGCTAAAGCGTAAACTGTAACATTACTTAAATTAGTGCCATCCTTTTCCCAATGACCAACTGTCTTTGCATTGACGCCCAATATATCTGCTACTTCTTGCTGTTTCAAGTCCCTTACAAGTCTCCATTTTCTTACGGATAATTGTTCCGGCATGTCGTCCACCTCCCTTTCACACGTATAACTTTATATTACTTTGTATTACTTGTCAACAGATAAAGTTATATTTCTTCATAAAAAGTTATAAAAAGTATTGTAAAGTAATGTCGGTTATGGTAAGTTAATATTACATTAAGTAATATTAAAGGAGACAACTATGGAGAATAATAAAGTCAGAAAAATTTTATCTGAAAACCTTCAAGAACTTATGAATGATAAAAATATTGATCAGAGAGAACTTGCTGAAGCTATTGGAGTTTCTCAACCTACAGTCTCCAATTGGATTCAACAAACTAAATATCCACGAATTAAAAGAATTCAACAACTTGCAGATTACTTCAATGTACCGAAATCAAGAATTACTGAATCAAAAAAAGATATACATCAAGAAACAATTGCTGCTCATTTTGATAAGGAGGGATTAACTGAAGAAGAGATTGAAGAAGTAAATAGATTCATTGAATGGGTTAGAAATAGAGACAAATAAAGGGTGTTTATATTGGGATTATACGAAGAACTTTGCATAAATAACGAAAAAATAAAGATAGAAGAAACTGACCAGCTTCCAAATTTCCAACCTGGATGCTATATGAACGGAAAAATTTATATAAGGCGTAATTTATCAGAAGTACGTAAAGCAGAAGTGTTATATGAGGAACTTGCTCATCACAAGTTGACGTATGGCAACATTTTAGACCAATCAAAATGGATTAATAGAAAATTTGAAAATTATGCACGTAGACATGGCTTTACTTCAGCTGTACCGCTACATGAAATTGTAGAAGCATACAATTATGGAGTACGAAACTTGTATGAGTTGTCAGAGTATCTGCAGTTGAGTGAATCATACATACTAGAAGCTATAGAACAATATAAAAAGATATATGGTATTGGAACTCACTATGGCGAGTATTCTATTACGTTTGAGCCGTTGAGAGTTTTTAAATATAAGGAAATATAAACAAAGGAGAGATACATATGAAAAAAGTAATCGGACTGCTACTAGTAAGTACATTAGCTTTAACAGCTTGTGGTGAAAAAGAAAAACCAAAAAAAGAAGAAAATAAAAAGTCTCATACACAAAAACATAAAGATAGCAAACCAAAAAAGCAAAAAGAAAAAACGAAAAAAGTTGAAGATAAAAATCCACCTATTAATAGCGTACAAAACAATGCAACCAATCAAAGCCAAGCACAAAACAATCAATTTAGTAATCATTCAGACCTGTCTAATAACGCACCTGCAAATATCAATGATAATGATTCACAAAATACTAATTTAAATGATGAACATGTTGTTTCACCTGGATGGACTAAAGATGAACAGGCTAAAGCTTTTGAAGAATACAAAAAAGGAAAAGAAGAGGAAGCAAAAGCTGGTGCTAGCGCAATACCAGGAGCAAATATTAACTAATAAAACATATAAGAAAGAAGAACTAATATGGAAACGAATAAAACAATTGATTTAATGAATTATGTGGAATTTCCAAAAAGATACACAGAGGCAAAAGGCAAATTAGTTGCCCAACCAATAACTACTATAAATAGCGCAAGAAGAGTTGAAAATGGCGATATGACTGTTTGCTACATTTTAGATCAAGATGATGATGTAATCGACTTTATCTTTGATAGAGATATAATAACCGTTTTCTTCCCAGAGAACGGAACTGAAACTGATGAATATTTTTGCGAAATTATATTTAACTCAGATGACACATTTACCCTAAAGCGATTATCTAATTACGTTACCATTAAAGATAGAAGCTACCCAATGTCAAAAATAAATGACGTAAACATTACGGGCAAAGTCGTCAGATTATTTAGAGATTTTAAATAAACTTGGCTTTAATTATGATTAAAAGTACCTATATAGCGTGACGAGAAAAAGGATTTAAAAAAATCAAAAACGCCTACTAGTGTAGACGTTGAATGGTGGTGAGAATTTTATGGTAGATAAAAACAAAAAACAAGAAACTACTCGTAGTAACCCATTAAACAAAAGTTTTGAAAAGTCAGGCGCCAGCGAAAAATTAAAAAGCACTTTATCAGAAAAAGCTAAGAAAAAAGATTAATATTCATTCATTAAATATAAATCCAATTTAATTTGTTGTTTAAGGTCTACAAGTGTATGTTTAATATACAATTCATCGTTTGACGGTAAATCAGATACTTTGAAATCTTGTCGCTCAACCTCTAGTAAATCGAAATCGCTACCAGCTGAATTATAGGTTTTAAGTTCACCCTCTTCAATGATTCTGTTTTCAAAGTCTTTAATAACTATAAATACTGGTTTACCGTTGTTATTAAACAACTTGTCTCTTTTGTCTAATAAGCTTATACAATCCAAATTCATAAACTTTCTTGTTTCATTAATTAACCAGATAATGAATTTAACAATTAAAGGATTAAATACAAGCACTGTTAAAACAAAAATAATTAGAAACCAAATATTTGCTTTTAGACCTGTAAGCAACTGAAGTAAACTCAAATTTTTTAAATCAACATTATTAAAAATTATAAAAGTATAAAACCATATCAAACATGTTTCAATAGAAAAAATCAATAATACAGGAGTATTGATAATCTTGTTTTTTTCACTAACTAAACCTATCATTGTTAGATATTTATATGGTATGTAACCTAAAACTCCTGTAAGAAGAAGCGCCCCTAGAAATTGAGTCATCTTATCACCTACTTTTTATTTTATTATAACATATTTAGTACCTAGTACTAAATTTTGGGTAGCCCACCTACCCTTATTATTTTTTACAAATTTACAGAACGTACGTTCCTACAGGAGGTATAAACATGTGGATTGAAAAATTTAAAAACAAAAATAACGAAACTAAATACAGATATTACGAGAAGTACAAAGATCCATACACAGATAAATGGAAGCGCGTAAGTGTTGTGTTGAACAAGAATACAAAACAATCTCAAAAAGAAGCAATGTTTCGTTTAGAAGAAAAAATAAAAGAAAAACTGAACAACAAGTCGTCAAGCGAATTAAAAACTTTGACTTTTCACGCGCTATTAGATGAATGGCTTGAATATCATATAAAAACATCTGGCTTTAAAGTAACGACGCTTGATAATTTGAAAACAAGAATCAAAAACATCAAAAAGAACAGTTCTCAAAATTTACTTTTAAACAAAATTGATACAAAGTACATGCAAACATTTATTAACGAATTATCAAACGTATATTCTGCAAATCAGGTAAAGCGTCAACTTGGACATATGAAAGAAGCTATTAAATACGCCGTTAAATTTTACAATTATCCAAACGAACACATATTAAATAGCGTCACACTACCAAAGAAGAGTAAGACGATAGAAGATATAGAAAAAGAAGAAGCGAAAATGTATAACTATTTAGAGATGGAACAGGTAATACAGATACGCGATTTTATACTGAACGATAATAACATGCAGTATAGAGCTCGTATTTTAGTTGCTGGGGCTGTTGAAGTTCAAGCTTTAACAGGTATGCGCATAGGTGAGTTATTAGCGCTCCAAGTTAAAGATGTAGACCTCAAAAATAAGACGATCGATATTAACGGTACTATTCACAGAATCAAATGTAATGCTGGATTTGGTCACAAAGATACTACTAAGACCGCAGGTTCAAGAAGAAAAATCGCCATCAATTCAAGGATAGCAAATGTATTGAAAAAAATAATGTTAGAAAATAAAAAGATGCAACAATGGGAACCAAGCTATGTTGATAGAGGGTTTATATTCACAACTTGCCAAGGAAATCCTATGCAAGGCAGTAGGATAAACAAACGATTGTCCTCAGCTGCAGAATCATTAAATATAAATAAAAAAGTTACTACTCACACACTAAGGCATACACACATAAGTTTATTGGCGGAAATGAATATATCGTTAAAAGCAATTATGAAAAGAGTAGGACATAGAGATGAAAAAACGACTATAAAGGTGTATACACATGTAACAGAGAAAATGGACAGAGAGTTAGAGCAAAAATTAGAAAAACTTGTGTACTAA